ATGGGCAGTCGTGCAATTAAATGAAAAACTCGAAGTACCCCTGAATGTCATTGACCTAGCACACTTATATAATGACCACATATTAGACAGATACAGTATGTTAATGGACCCAAGGGCTCCTGTCGTCAGCGGAGGAGAATTGCTAAAATCTACAATAGCATGGGTAGCGGGTAGGAATGCTATCTTCTCTGCAATACTGATGGGTATAGCAGAGGGGATGGTACTGTCAGAGCATTACGATAAGGTGTATATATCAGCAGGGTGGGCACAGTTGAGTGAGGAGACAGGGGGATATCCTGATAACTCATTCCACTTTGCCCAAGCTATAAATTCTTTGAAAGATTTCGGGTACATAACAGGCAGTCACCACATAGAATTTCTCCCTGTCTTGTCAAGAATCACAAAGACAGAGACATGGGTATTAGGTGACGCTTTCGTATTCCCTTTTCAATCCACAGTCTCTTGTGACAGTCCCCTGATGCACAAAGACCCCAACTTCACCATTGAAAGGCCAGCCCTGTGTGATGATTGTGGTAGCACAAAGCTAAGTATGACAGCCGCCCGCAGAGCCAACGTCTACGACCCTCGTCTGTTCTACAGAGAGAGAGATGGAGATAGGAAATACTACAAGACTAATTTTATACCAAGTCCGACGAAGTTTAACCCTAAACCCCTTATTGACAGACTCAACTTGCCTGAGGACAGAAAGGACAAATTGAAACAATGGCTAGCTACGCGGTAGACTTAGATGGCACTCTGACTCTGGATGAAGTACATTGGGAGAACTATCTTCAAGCACTACCAAATACTAAAGCCATCGCCAAAATCAACAAGCTACATGGTGAGGGCAACAAGATAATCATTCACACAGCCAGACCATACTCTGATTGGAAAGTAACAGTTAAATGGTTGAAGGGGAACTGTGTGTGGTATCATTGTTTAGTGATGGGCAAACTAAGGGCTGATTATTATGTGGACAACGCCTCAAGGAGGGTGGATGAATTATGATTCTATTATTCAGCGGAGGACTGGACAGCTACATAGCGTGGCACTATCTGGAGAGACCTAGAACTCTGTACCTAGACCTAGGCCATAAGTATAGTGAAATTGAAAAACAGGTTGTCGAGGAGTTAATAGTAACAACGCACATTGATGATAGATTGGTGTTAGGTGAATGGGAGAAAGATGACGCTGAGATTCCAATGCGTAATGCGTTCATGCTAATGATAGCCTCCTATTATGACCCCAAAGTTGTCATAGTATGTCAAAAAGGAGAGCAAGATATACCAGACAGAACCCCTACATTTCTCTCTGTTATGGCCACCATGATGACAAATCTTCATGGCACCGTGATTCAAATCGTAAACCCTTTTAGCGAGATGACCAAAGCTAAGATGGTCCACTGGTACCTCGAACAAAAACTACCTGTAGACAAGCTGTACAGCACCTGGTCCTGCTATGCTCCCACAACAAGAAGCAGAAACGAATTACATTGTGGTGCCTGTTCAGCCTGCTTTAGACGATGGGTGGCATTCATGTGTAATGGTCTTGAGAAAGAGGAGTATAGATTTAATATCACTAAGTGGGATAGAATTCCAGAGTACATCGAAAGAATGAAAGATGGAGAGTATGACGAGGAGCGAGTAGAGGACACTTTCTACGCCCTGAAGAAGGTGGGGTACAAGTTATGAAACTATACCTAGCGGGTAACTTCCCTGCTATGGCCGACCCAAAATATGAGGAGCATCTCTACAACATCTCTATAAGGGAGATAGGAGTATACCGTAGACTGCTTTCGTTCCACTTCTTGAAAGACATCAAGACCGTCTACAATCTTGCAAGACAAATGAGGAAGGTAGACTTGTTTCTCGATAGTGGAGCGTTCTCAGCGTGGTCTAAGGGAACTGAGATAAGTATGGAGGATTACTGCAGGCATATAGCTGACCACATTGATCTAGTATCGGTCTACGCTAACCTGGACGTAATCAACGACGGTGAAGCCAGCTACAGAAACTGGCGCAGAATGAGAATGTTAGGATTCAACCCCATGCCTGTCTATCATGCTGAGACCGATTTAGATTATCTAATCAAATACTTAGACTCAGGTGTAGAGCATGTTGCTATCGGTGCAATAAGTCAGATGACAACCTCAGCCAGACTAGCAAACCTGGACCTGCTCTGGCGTACATATTTGACTGACGAGTTCGGGTATCCGATACGAAAGTTTCACGGCTTCGGTCTAACTGCCCCTGAGATAGTCATAAGATACCCCTGGTACTCAGTAGACAGCACTAGCTGGGTGCTGTATGGCAGGTATGGTATAGTGTTGATTCCCAAGTGGGAGGACAAGTGGGTGTTCGATCATACACCCCACCAGATTTGTGTCTCCTCTCGTTCACCTATGCAGTTCCGTGAGTCATCAAAGCATTGGAACACATGTACAGACATGGAGAAAGAACATCACCTAAGATACTTCAAAGAGAAAGGCTTCAAGCTGGGTGAGTCCAATGCTTACATGAAAGATGGAAAGATAAAAGAGGAGATAATAGAAGAAGGATTACGCAATAACTGGAAGCTCAGGGATGAAGTGAACATGATCTACTATCTACACATGGAGCAATTTACTCCTGAGTATCCCTGGAAGAGTACCCTCAAGAAACTTCCCTTCGTGTAAGGAGAGCCTATGAAAACCAACAAGACTGATCTAATGAGTATCCTCGAGAGTGTGAGACCTGGTCTAGCTTCACGCCAGACTCACGAACAAGCCACACACTTTATCTTTACAGGCTCCAATATCGCCACATTCAATGACCGTCTGTGCATTTCCTACCCTTATGAATCAGATTTCAAATGTTCAGTCAAAGCGATGGACTTCTATAAATGGCTGTCGATCATCAAGGGTGACGAGTTGGTACTAGCCCTTGATGAGAACTCAGTGGTAGCAAGTGTGGGAGATGACCAGGCAGGGTTCACTTGCTCCCTAGATGACAACCATCGTGTAGAGAAGCACATCAGGAGAAGGAACAAAGATGCAGGAGATGATTTTAAGCCCTTACCCTCTAACTTTATGGAGGGTGTGCAGTTGTGTATGTTCTCCTGTTCCTCTGATCTCACTCAGTCAGCCATGGCTTGTGTCTGCATAGAGGACTCTGATCTAATGTCATCCGATGGGATGAGACTCAGCTGGTACACTATGAGTGAAAAGATGGATCCTTGTCTGATTCGTGCCAGAGACTTGATGGAGCTAGTCAAGTTCCCCGTCAAAGAGTATAATTTCACAGATGTCTGGGCACACTTTAGAACAGAAGATGGGGTGGTGTTTAGTGCAAAGAGAATCATTGGATCTTACCCTGACAAACGCCCCCACTTCGACCACACCCATGAACTGATTGACATAGCAGAGGTGGAGTTACCTAGAGAGAAACTTCAAAACTCCCTGTCAGCCACTACGATCATGGTAGAAGATATAGATATGGTTGACAGATTCGTAGGTGTTGAAGTAGAGAGCAACCTGCTTACCCTAACGTCTGAGAGACAGAAAGGGATGGCTACAGGGTGGGCAAAGTCAAGAGTAGAGATAGAGTATGAGGGTGTACCTGTACATTTCAAGATCAACCCCGCATTCCTGCATCAGATACTAGACAGAGTGACCAAGTTTGCTATCAAGAAAGAGAACCGAGCCCTCTTTACCCGTGAAAACTTTACTCATATAATAGCATTGACACCTGAGAAGGACCAATAATGACAGTATTCTTTGATAAGGAAGAAATGTCTGCAATGGCTGAAACCACGGTCAAGACCGACCTGGAGGGACCTGACTGCCAACGTTGTGGCTTGTGGGTGAAGGCAAAGAACGCAAGGATGGAAGTTACAGGTCAAGGTCTAAAACGAACTCTATTAATAGCTGAACAGCCTGGACGAGAGGAGGACAATAGTGATCCTCCCACTCAGTTAGTAGGCCCAGCAGGCCAGCTATTTAGAGGGAAACTAGAACCCTTCGGGTTGGATCTTGACCGTGACTTCTATAAAATAAATGCCCTCAACTGCCACGGGGGAGGTATAACTCGCACCAGACTCAAATGCTGTAGACCCATGATTGACATGGCTATACGTGAGTTGAAGCCTACCCACATATGGCTGTTGGGAGGCAAAGCTGTAGAGCAAAAGTACATGGGGAGATTCCAGAACGTCACAATCACTAGGTGGCGCGGCATCTGCATCCCCGACAGAGAGTGGAATGCTTGGATTCTCCCCATGTTTCATCCCTCTTTTCTCTTGAGGAAGGGAACAGACCTCGGGCTTCATACCATCTTCGATAATGATCTGATTAACGCAGTAGACATGGGGAAGATACTGCCCGACCGCCCCACATTTGAAGATGATAGCCAGAACGTTGAGATCATTACGGATTTCGATAGGTTACTGGATGTACTTGACGAGATAATAGAAAGATTTACCAACCCAATAGCCTATGATTATGAAACGAATTCGCTGAAGGCTAACTGGCGAGACAGCAAAATAGCAACCATGTCAATAACCCTGAGAGTTAGACCCGATGTAGGAGTTAAGTCCTTTGCCTTCCCCCTAGAGTATCGCTCCTTCTGGACCCCCTTGCAGTACCGTCAAATCAAGCGCAGACTCCGCAAGATCATGCAGGAGAAGGCGATCAAGAAGATAGCACATAATCTGAAGTTTGAGGAATCATGGACTAGACACAGACTAGGAGTACACAGTAGCGCCTTGCACTGGTGCACTATGAATCAAGCCCACGTCATTGATGACCGCTACAAGTGGACCAGACTTGCATTTCAATCTTACATCAAATGTGGTGCTGAGGATTACGATAGGAGCATATCAAAACTACTGAAGTCCAAACCAGGCACTCACTTCAATAGAGTAATGGAGGCTGACCTAGAGGATCTACTGCTCTACAATGGACTAGACTCCCTCTACACCTACTACATATACGAAATGCAGAAGAGTTGGTTTAGTGAGTTCTGGGAATTAGAAGAAGCAAGGCAACGACAACATGAAGGACTACTGTGCATGGGTGACATTCAGATGAATGGTGTCCCCATAGACAAAGACTACTATGTGAAGATGGATAAGAGGCTGGAGCGAAAGGTACTCATACAAAAGAAACAACTCTGGAGCACACCAGAAGCGGAGTCCTTCGTGAACACGTACAATCAAAAGGTAGACTGGGGCTCGACTGACGACCTACAGATCCTGTTCGATGATATGGGCATCAAGCTACCCAAGGAAACAAAGACAGGCTATTCAACGGATAAGGATACTCTCTCAAAGATAGACCATCCTATCGCACGAGGTATCTCTAATCTGCGTAAGCTAGATAAAATAAAGGGCACGTACATGGCCCAATTCTTGAGGGAATACCATGAAGAGACAAAGAAAATCTATCCATTTTTTGACACTCATACCACTAGAACATACAGATCATCATCCAGTGACCCCAACTTCCAAAACATTCCCGTCCGTGATGCCGAAGCCCGCACCTATACACGTGGAGGAATCATCCCCTCCCCAGGAAATCAACTTCTTGAAATCGACTACGGAGCTATGGAGGTACGAATCGCTTGCTGTCACTCCCAAGACCCCACCCTTATCCATGACACCATTAATGGCGATATGCACCGCGATCAAGGGTTCGCTTGTTTCTGTATCGGAGATGCAGAAATTACAAAAGACCTTCGCTTCCATTCCAAAGGCGGATTTGTCTTTCCCGAACTGTACGGATCCTACTACGCAGCCTGTGCCAGAGAACTCTGGGAGCAAGTTATCGTCGGAGAACTACGAACTAATGGAGGCAGACTGGTCAGGGAACACTTACAGGATAAGCAGGTTATCTCAACAGGAGCCAAAGCCTATGCAGATTTTGAAAGACATATACAGGCTTGTGAAGAGGCTTTTTGGAACAAGTATTACGTTCATAAAGCGTGGCAGGAGCGACAGGTAAGAAAGTATCAGGATAAAGGGTATGTTCAGCTACACTTTGGACACAGGCGTGGAGGGTACCTGAAGAAAAATATCATAATCAATACACCCATACAAGGTGACGCTTACCAATGTTTGCAGTGGTCGCTGGTAGAACTCAACGAATTAGCCCTGAAGGAGCAATGGAGAACTACGATCATAGGACAGATACATGACTCGATCCTATTTGATGCTTACCCACCCGAAGTAGAACATGTCATACAGCAGGTGAACTACATATCCACACAGAAGATCAGAGAAGTGAACGAGTGGATCATAGTGCCCCTGATAATTGAAGTAGAATCCGCACCCGTAGACGCTCCCTGGACAATGATGAAGGAGATAGAATGGCAAGCCTAAAAAACAAGTACAGACCTATGTCACTAACGACCTTGCTGGGTAACACAGAGACTAAAGGTAAATTGCAGGCTCTGATAGACAACGACTCTCTCCCACATGCTATCATGTTTGAAGGCCCTACAGGCTGTGGCAAGACAACACTTGCATGGATAGTATCAAGGATGATCTGTAATTATGAGGAGATTCAATACTACAACACCAGTAACACTAGAGGAATAGACACCATAAGGGAGATTAACTCCAACGTACAATACGCTCCTATACTGGGCAAGAACAAATCGTACATTCTGGACGAGTGCCACAAGATCACTAATGAGGGACAAAATGCTCTCCTAACTCTCTTAGACGAGCCTCCCTCACACGTACACTTCTTTCTATGCACCACTCAACCTCATCGTCTGCTCAAGGAAATACGTACGGGCCGCTGTATGAGATTCAAAGTCGAAACGCTTGAACTCTCCCTCATGACCAGACTGCTACGATCGGTAATCATCAAGGAGAAAAAAGTAAACTTTCCCACAGAGAGCATGAAACACATAGCAATAAGGGCTGATGGGATACCCCGCAATGCTCTGACCTTGTTAGAGTCAGTCATCAACATAGCCGACAAAGAAGAAATAACCAAAGCTATTGATGATGTCACCCTTGAGTCCAATGTAGTAATAGAACTCTGCCAGCTATTGTTAGAGACAAGGACGAATCGGTGGCCTGAAATTGCTAAGACTATCAGACAGATAGAGAACAGGGACGCTGAGGATGCTAGGTGGGCTGTCTTAGGTTACATGAATAAAGTAGCCCTGGGGGGCAAACAACCTGACCTCAGGGTGCTAGACATCATGGCTTGGTTCGAACAACCTTTCACCCTATCGGGGCAAGCAGGGTTGACCCAGTCATGTGGTAGAGCTTTTTTAACAAAGTAGTTCCAATCCGAATGGACGCTTGCTATAATGAAATATAGAGAAGAACTTAAAATAGACCTGTACAAACTGGACGAAGAGTGGCTCGATCAACCAAACAAAGTAGAGCGTTGGACAACACACCATGCAGAAGCCGAAGCAGTCAGAGACAGATTGGAACAAAGGATTGGGGTTGTCAAGGCTCTCATTGAAGAGGACGTTAGGAAGAACCCTCGTAAATATGGGTGGACTGATTCAAGTCGTAACCCTACTGAGCCTTTCATTGCTAGTCAGGTCACGAAAAGCAGAAGGGTACAGAAAGCACAAAGGGATTTCATTGAAGCCAAAAAGAACGCAAAGATCCTCGCAGGAGCGGTCAGGTCCTTCGAACATCGTAAAAGGGCCTTGGAAAAACTCTACGATATGTGGTGCAGACAATACTACGCCAGACCATACATCGCCAAGGACGCTCAGAGTTCTGTTATGTTCCCAGTTCCAACTACTGATGGCATACTTGAGGAACAAAATAGACTAGCGCAATCAGAAGCCCTACAAAGGAACCCAAGACTACTTGTGAAACATTGCTCTGTATGTGGTAAACCACAAACAAGCACACCCTCTGGCCTAGTATGTGAAGAAGGTCATGGTGGTGCAGATTCTATAGAAGATGGAAGCGATTAAATTTATTGGACTTCTATTAGGTGTAGCTATACTGTGGTACACCTTTTTGAGAATAGGAGGTCAAGCTGTATTCAAATCTTACTTTGAGGAAAGAAGGAGACATTATGGATCGAGCGGCACTAAAGGAACAACTGAGGAAAAGAACTCAGGAGGCAGCCGAGAGGACAGAATCAGGTAGGAGGTTCCAGGACATCTTCTCGGATGAGTGGCCCGAAGGTCTGGCTAAATGGAAAGTTTCAGAAGCGGAGCATCTGCTAGACCTGCTACCATTCATAGCGGGGAAATTTCTGCACCGCTCCAAGATTCAAAAGAACGTCAAAAGGGGTGATGTAGAGTATGTCATCGACCTGATGGTCCATCAAGGCCTAGGAGCAGGTAGGGCCAACTGCATCTGTATCAACCAATTGTTTGATGATAGGTGCGCACCGTGCGAAATTCTCTACCAGCTGTGGGCTAAAGAAAAACTTTCAGAGCCAGAGGAGAAACTGCTAGAGTCAGTTAAGACCAAGCGCCGTACCGTCTATCTCCTTCGATGTTTAGACAATGCGAAAGAGATGTCCAAAGGCAAGCAGGTCTGGGAAGTAGCTCACTGGAACTTCCAGAGACACATTGATGAGTTGGCCACGTTGCCCAAGGGCGGAGGACATGTCATCTTCACAGACGTTGATGAAGGACAGTCGGTGGCTTTCAAGAGACAGGGTACGAGGCAGGATAACACTCAGTATCTGGGACACAAGTTTGTTCCTCGAGAGCCCTTACCAGATGAGATCATCTACTACGGGGAGCCAGAGGATAAAAAACTGATGCCTCTCGACACTCTGATTCACGTCCCTACTTTTGAAGAAGTATTCAAGACCTTTTTTGGTTTCGACTATGATGGGCAGGCTATCACGATTGAGCTGGCACTAGAAGGTGAAGGGAAACCAGCGAAAGAAAAAGAAGAGACACCCCCTGAAGAAGTGCCTGAAGTTGAAGAAGAGAAGAAAGAAAAACCTAAGCTCGCCATGCCTGGTAGTGACGATAGCGAAGAAGAGACCGAAGAAGAGACCGAAGAACAGACCGAAGAAGAAGAGACCAAGAAAGAGGTACCCGATCTTGAATGTCCCGCAGATGGCACCTTCGGAGTAGACCTTGATAAGCTACCCGAATGTGGGCCATGCAAGCTGTGGGACAAATGCGCTGACAAAGCAGAGGCGTTGGCTTCGGAGTAGACAATGACGATGTACACACCAGACGAACTGGCTCAAGAAGTTGAAGACCTAGCCCTTAGCGATGTCACAGACGAGGACCTAGAACTCATCCGTCGCCCTATCAGCGTAGACAGGGTATTGACTACAGGATGCACCCAGCTTGACTTAGCCATATGTGGGGGCAGAAAGCACGGTGGGGGCATACCAACTGGTATCATGGCAGAGATATTTGGTCCCACAGGCACAGGCAAGACCCTACTAGCTGTAGAGATTGCGATAACGTCACAGACGTTGGGTGGTCAGGTTCGTTTCTGTGACCCTGAAGGACGACTAGACAGATCATACTCAGAGCAAGTGGGGTTGAATATACAGGAACAGTTTGAATACTCTCGTCCTGATACCGTATCTGAGATGTTCAATGAACATTTCTGGCCTTGGAACCCTCCTGATCCTAGTAAAATCAACGTGTTTGGAGCCGACTCATTGGCTGCCCTCTCTACTCACATGGAAATGGAAGCTGAGGACAAACGAGGTCAGAGGAGGGCTAAGGAATTCAGCGAGGGTTTGCGGAAGACGTGCAGAAAGATTGCCAATGAGGATGTGATGATGGTATGTACCAATCAGATCAGGCAGGGTGATCTAGGGTACGTGACACCAGGCGGCATGGGCATACCTTTCTATGCGTCACTCCGCATTAAACTGAAATATGGCAAGCCCATGCAAATAATCAAGAAAAGAAAAATAAACCTCTCTGATGACCCTGACGCTGACCCTAAAGAAGTACAGAAGGTAGTAGGAATAAAGACCGACTTCGAGATCGTCAAGAACTCTATCCATGACCCATTTGAGAAAGGTTTTTTTTATATTATATTTGGATATGGAGTTGATGACATCAGAACCAACCTTCAGTACATGAAAGAGAAGAAGGGCGAGAGTACCTACGATGGTATCAAGCGTAAGTTCCAGTCCCTAGATCAAGCATCTATGTTTGTAGAAGAAGAGGGGCTAGAGATAGAATTGCGAGATAGAGTGGTAGAGATGTGGTACAGGATTCAGAGAGAGTTTTCGGTCAAACGTAAACCGAAAGTAAGACATTTATGAACCAATACGATGATGAAACCCAGATTCTTTTTGTGAGCCACGAAGAAGTTGAAACCCATTGTAGACCTGTGAGCCAAAAGAGCCAAACGAACCCAAGCTCCCGATGCGAGCCAGAGTTAGCTTGAAACCCATTTATATATTGCGAGACTAAGGAGGAGGAAACATGAAGGCTTTTATGGATTGGGCACACAAAGAGGACAAGGTAAAGGTCCTGTACAACGGGAAGGTCTACAAGAGTACAAAGAAACTGCCCAAAGGAACCAGTATCTATGTAGAGAACCTTCCCGTACATCTCTCTGGTAGAGAGTTGAAGAGGGGCAACAAAGTGTTCAGATGCCACACTACGTTGGCTGCGGAGATACGAAAACGAAGAGGGCTAGAGAAAGGGGACACGATTGATGTCCATTTAATTAAAGAGATTTACGAAGCCAACCCAGATAAATTCGATGAGTGGAAAGGGACCAATATCTTTACCATAATGGCTGAACAGTTCTGGGCAATGCAGACACAACGTATACAAACGAATAATAGAATCTTCGCCTTGGGCAACCAGCCCACTGATTTCCTAGACGAATTCTCTGGGAGTCAGGAAGAATGGGAGTACTCCTTTGTCAAGGAAATGGAAAGGTTACTCAAAGATTGTCCCATTTGGACTAAATATCTACAGTACATAAAGGGTGTAGGTCCAGTGATGGGTGGTTGTGTTATTGGTCTGATAGAGAGAAAGGGAATAAAAAACTTTGAGAGTCCTAGTTCTCTATTACATTATTTTGGATTAGTACCAGATAATAAAAAACCAGTGTACATTGTCGATGAGGATACACAGGAAAGTATAACATTTTATAGGGCTATGAGATTAGAAAGCGGCACGTCTGCTGGCTACGTACCCCACGCAAAGGCGTTCTTTTTAGGCAGACTAGTGAACCAACTGAAAAGAGTCAGCCCAGACAATCCCTACTTCCATGAGTGGTACTACAGACACCAAGTATATGAACCCTATAAAGCACGTAAGAGTTCGGAGACCTTTCCCCCAGGTCGCCTGTATCAACAGTATTTGAATAAGAATGGAAGGTCTACATACAAGAAAGAGGACACAAAAAGATATGGTGGACATGTGGAGATGATGGCACATAGGAAGATGGCTCAGCAATTCATCATTGATATGTGGGTTGTATGGAGACAACTAGAAAGGTTGAGTACGAAATCTATTTGGATTGATGGGAAGAATGGACATAAGCAGATACCACCTCCTTATATTCCTAAAGAACTGCTTCCCTTCAACCCAAATAGAGAGGCGAGAGGACCTCAACTGTTTATTCCATAAGTCATTAATGCAATGAAAACCATTAGGATAATGCGAACCATGATGAAGTTGAAGCCCTTGTCAAAAATGTGAGCCAGAGCGCACATGAAACCCAAGAGCGCCTTGTGAGCCACGTGTACAATGAAAGCCATTGATGTCATGTGAACCAGGCTTGCGATGAAACCCAGTATCGTGATGTGAGCCATAATCGTTATTCAAACCCATTGACATAATGTGAGCCAGAAGAGAGCCGAAACCCATTATCTGCATGTGAACCAAACATATATGAAAGTGAGGCACCCATGACAAAGATGTTTGTGCCCCAGAAGAAGATGTTCTCTCCGAGAGAAGCATCCAGAATTATAGGAGTAGCATACCCTGTCTTGCTCTCCTGGATGGAAGAAGGGAAGATAGGGTACTACCAATTCTCTGAGAAGAAGAGAAAGATTTCGGAGAAGCACATCGAGGACTTTCTCAAGAGTCACGAGGTAAAACCAGATGGCTAAGGGCGGCCAGTTCGAGAGAGATGTCTGCAAGTGGTTATCATTATGGTGGACCGACGATACGAGGCATGACATATTCTCTAGGACTAGAGGCTCTGGATCAGCGTTAAAGAGAGGAGGGAGTAAGTGGGAAGGGGGAGATATAGGGTTCGTAGACCCCATAGGCGAGCCCCTGATAAGACATTGCAACATAGAAGCAAAGACAGGGTACGCAACAAAGTCAAAACTGAAGTCAGGGAAAACCCGAGAGTCAAACTGGTGTGTTTTAGACTCCCTGGACTCTATACTAAAGCAACCCACACTAGAAAAGATGTGGGAGCAATGCGAAAGGGACGCTCTTATTACAGGCCGAGAGCCTTGGCTTATATTCCGTCGTTTCAGAAGGAGCGCCTGTATCGCCTTTACCTTAAGTTTTTTTCTCTCCCTTATAGAGATGTTCGGCCATCCCCCAAGACATATACCCCTGGCGAGACTTCGTTTTACTCCATCTGGGACAGATACACTTCCGACGACACTTCAGGTCCTACTTCTAACACAGTTTTTTGAATGGGTACCTGACATAAGACCCTTCTACAACATACCTAAGAGAATGTTTGTGCCATGATGGACTACATAGACTACAGAATAGATGGCAAGTTCTGGGAATTTCATTGGAACAATCCCAAAGTGTTCCAGCTCATCCATGAGTTCATAAGCGATGCAATAAATCAAGGAGCAACATACATTAGTATGGATGATATATGTCACCGAATAAAATCTATATACCACGAGCAAAAGATAGACTTCAACGGTCCTCCAGGCAATGACAGACTTTCCAATGATTTCACCAGTAGATATAGCAGATACTACGCAGTGGTCCATCCGTACCGCAAACACTTTCTCAAATTTAAGAACCTAAACACTTACAGCCTACTAAAGCATGCCTTAAAAGCAGGGGAATTACCAGATGACAATAGAATCCGCAGAGTTATCATACTATCAAAGTCACAAAGGGACAAAAGTAAGGCCCTCAAAAGGACTGACCGTGATAACGGGGACAAGCCATCACGGAAAGTCAGCCCTGCTAAGGGGCATAAAGTGGCCTCTCCTCAATCGCCCGATAGGGTTCGATTTCAAAAGCTGGTTCGCAGATCACAAAGACCTGACAAGGTCGGCGATCCAGTTCCATGATGGCTACATAGTACGAGAGAAGTCCAAGTACAAAGACACGAACCAGTACAAAGTCTCGGGTATGGATGAACCTCTTGTAGCACTAGGAACTGACCTTCCTGATGAAGTCACCCGCGTCACTCGCATGTCCTCTATCAATATCCAGTCTCAGCATGACCCATATTTCATGCTACAGAATAGTCCAGGTGAAGTGGGACGCATGTTCAATGAGGCTGTGGGGTTGCAGATCATAGACGAATCGCTGAAGGATATCAATAAGGTAGTAACTCGCACCCTGAACCATTATAACTACAAGAAGGATGAGAACGACAAGCTGGAGAACGAGCTATACACTTACGAATACCTTGACCAAGTTACCCCTCTACTGTCTGAGGCAGAGGACCTACTGGAACAACTACAGGCCAAGAACAAAAAGCGTTATCACTTAGAGAGAGTGGTCAAAGGTATGGAAGAACTGGAGCTACAAAAGTTTCGAGCGGAGCAGGTACTAAAGCATGAGGATGACTGGGTAATAGCAAACAACCTTCTCGCTTCCTTGATTCTAAAGAGAAATAGACTGTTGCAATTAGAGGAGATAGTGGACGACATATGGGAATCGAAAGAACGCCTGGCCGAGATTAACGAAGTAATGGAACATGAAGAAGAACTAGAGAGGTGCATCAGTCTGTTAGGTGAGATGCAGGAAAAAGCCTCCATTGCCGTCAAACTTCAAGAGACGGTAACGCTATTAGAGTCAAACAAAAAGAAGAGGACGGATCTATCCGATAAGATGTCCGTCATTTCAGCCGAATACTCCCTCATACTCAAGACAATAGAACGATGCCCTACATGTCTTGCTCCTATAACCGATGAGCAATGCGAACACATACTGAAGGAAGGACTATGAAATCAGCGGTAACAGGTGAAGTTACTCTTTTGCACAGGTTCTTGCTGACAGGTGATATACATGTCAGGGAGGCTGTCCCCAGATTCAGATCAGATGACTACACCACAGAGATGTTAAAGAAGATGGGATTCATACAGGTGGAAGCACTAAAGCGGTTCTGTAGTGCAGTCCTTTATCCTGGAGACATCACAGATAGCCCACGCCTGACCCCTCGCATGTTCTTTCTAGTTATCAACCTCCTCAAATCAAACCCTGAGTTTATCAGTAATTTCGGCGTCTTCGGTCAGCATGATCTTAGATACCACACTAACCCATGGGAGAGCGCACTAGCTGTCCTCGAGGCCGCAGGCTGTCTCAAGCTACTGAGATCAGATATGGGTCCTTGGCACCTGCCTGCTAGACCTGACGATCCAACAGAAATTTTCCTCTACGGCTGCGGATGGAACGAGAAGATTCCTGAAATCAAGAAAAGAGAGGATTACATAAGGAACATTCTTATCATCCACAGACTATTCTCAACCGTAAAACTCTTCCCTAGTGATGAAATATCAGTACATGGGGGAGACTTTCTAAAGAACACAGGCTGGGACTTAGTGGTAGCGGGTGATAATCATGCCCATTTCACGTTTGAACACAAGGGGAGATACCTTGTCAACTGTG